CTAACGCCTCGTCGAAATGCTTACGCAAGATCAGCAGCGGCCTATGGATTGGCTTCTCGCGCTCGATCGCGTATTTGTGCTCGGCTAGCTGCAGGTTCATTTGCATTTCCCGAAACTCCGCAAGCGCTGCTCGGTACTTGTGAAACATCGTTCCGGTTAGACGCATCTCTTTTAGCTCAGACGAGTGTTTGATCTTCTTAGACCCGCTCGCTTTCTTCTTTGCAGCCATGATCGTTATCCCCCTATGGTGTCAGCCCGATCGGGCTGTAAAATTCTAGTTTGAATTCGGTTGATCCGATCGCTACTGCGGCGACCTGTCGCCAGCGAAGACCCGCGCCCGCGGGTGGAGGGGTCTGCGTGCCCGTCGATGATAGGGAGACGAATATCGAATCCCCAGCAGTGAGCCCCGATAGGATCCCTGAAACTGAACCGCTTAGCTGAACGACGCATGACGTGGCCGTCGGCTTTTGAATAATGATCCCCACAGCAGGCTTGAATGCTGCCGCGTCGATATCCACTTTCCGCACGTCGCCGGAGGCCGCAAAATAGATAAAATGCCCAACGGCTTCGGAAGCCGTGCAGATTGCAGACTCGATTTGCGCCGCTTCTCGTCGCGTAGAGGTCGCCATCGAAAAGCCTCACCAGCCGCCAAGAGCACGCATCACCCGCGGCGTTGGAATGCGATAGACTCGAAACTCTCGTCGGCCGCAGACTGCGTGTAGAACCCGCCGATCTCTGCAGGAAACTCGACTACCGCACCCGCCGCAACCGTTACGCCCACACCGGCATCCGCGGACACCTTCGTAAACGATAACGTGATCGCTCCGGACCCTGTATTTTTGAACCACAAAAAGTTAGCCGGTGAAACGCCCCAACTCCACTCCTTGATCGTCGCAATTCCCGTCGAGGCAACGTTAAGGTGTGCGGGGATCCCTCCGCGCAAATAGGCGAGCATCCGAGCCCCCTTTAGCGTTTGCGGCTAGCAATTTTGCCGTGGATCCAAATGTGGACAACATCCGAGGCCGATCCTCCGATCAGATCAAAACCCGCTTGGGTCTTGGTCGATTCGTCGATTTTCGCCGCGCCCTCGCTGTGGACGGCTACTCGGTATTGGTTATCCGCCATCGCGGCCAACCCGAGGCCCTCGATCGAAACCGTCTCCGGATCTCCGGCAAGGGTTAGCGTTGCGCTTTGCAATTCCTCATCGACCATGCCGGCGGGGGCTTTCGATAGCTCCTCGCCCTGTCGGTGCGTGTCTCTAGTCATCGGATCAGTCTCCTATTCCGCCTCAGCGAACATAGACAATATTTTTCGTTTCGACGCACCCTTCGGCACGTCAAGCCCTACCCGATCGGCTACTGCGAGCAACTCCGCTTTCGACAGAGCAGCGCTCACCTCGATCACTTCTTCGGACTCTGCCGCCTCCGCAGCCTCCGCAGCCTCCGCAGCCTCCGCAGTTTCCTCGATCGCTTCTTCTTCGATCGCTTCCGCTTCAGGCTGAGCAGCAGGCTCGTCGGCGGGCTTTTCCGCAACGACTATCCCTTCGCCCTCAGCAGCAGCCAAAAGCTCGGCACGAGTCCTAGCGCGCCTCTGACCGCCCTTGACTTCTGGCATCGCCAACGAAGCCTTAGACTCGCCCCAAAACTCCGGAGCACGCCATTTCGCGCCCTGCGTTAGTAGACTGGCGGCTGCTTCGTCGACTTCGACGCAACCGTCGGCGTCTAACTCGAATTTCGAGCCAGCTACTAAAATGAACTCTCCGGGGCCTCGTCGGCTTTCGTGTTTCAGTTTCATCATCCCTCCTAGTGGTTTCCCCGGATAATAGAACTAGACGGGGCAATCGTCTACCGACCGCCCCGCCTAGCTCCGGGGGATCACCGACTAGGCACCGCCGCCGCCCACACTGCCGGGAGCGCGGCCAACATTTTTGTAAATGAGGCCCTTTCCGGGGGCGTAAACGGTCAAAGCACCGTAGAGCAAAATCATAAACCGGATCGACGTGTCGACGGTGGCTAGTGGGATTTTGCTCAGCGGGGCAAGCTGCTTGAAGCTAAAAAACTCAAGGTTTTGTTGGATCAGATAGGCCGAGCTGGTTCCGGGCAGATCTGCGTTGTCATCATTGATCGTCGTCGACGCACCAGCGCTTGCGACACTGAACGCGAGCTTTTCACTGCCAGCCGCCCCGTCCTTCGGCGAACGATAAACCTCGTATGCCGTCGGAGCCGGAGAGCCAGCCGTGATATCCATCGATACGCGATCACCGGCCGCAACGGTAACGGGGCCACTCATCACGAGCGGAGCGGATTTGCCGTAACGATTGATCGCCACAACTTTATAGCGATAATCCCCAGCATCGGACGCGATGAACTGAGACGCCGCGTTGGGGGCTGCCGCTGGGGCTGCGCCCTCGGTCGGGGTTGCTGGACGCTTGCCAGCCGCACCGACCGCCGAAGCATTCGCAGGACCGCCCGACTCAAGAAACACGTCCGGGTTGAGCATGATCGGGCCGACCATCGAGTGAAAGCCCTTGATCGACATTCCGACCATGCCATCCTGCCAACCCGCGGGCTGAAGGTTAACACGCTGCGCGGGATAGAATCCCTTAGCGAGATCACTGTAGGCACCGTCGCTGCAATACAGATCAGTCGGACGCCCATAGTTGGGAGCGGTCTTGACTGTCAGTGCGCCGTCGTTCAGCACGTCTTCGGACAACGGGGCTCCTCGGAGATCAATAATATTCTCCGCGGGCGCTCCGTCTCGAATCTGCTTGTCGAGGCCATCCCACTGCTCGGGGATCAGCGAACTGTCACCGAGGAAAAGCGCTCGCTCGATTTGCTTGAGAAGATGCGCGGTGCCGTTGACGGTCTCTTGGGCGATTACGCTTCCGCCCGTCGCCGGTCGAACCAAGCTCATAACATGAGTCACCGAACGTGTGGTGCCCATGAACTTGATCACGGTGAACTCTCGCGAATATTTGCTGTCCTCGGACTCGGGAAGATCGCCCTCTTGGATAAAAGCGCCCGTGTCGCTGGCTCCGTATTCGCGGAGTCTGTTGTATTCTTCAACAGTGTTGAAGGCCGGCAATTTAGAGAGATTTCTCCACAACCGAACGTCGTCCATCCGATACGTGACAAATTTCAAAGTTTTTTCGAGGCTTTCGATCCGAAGCGGGAATCCCTCTCCCGACGCAACCGCCGGAGGGTTGATATCCTGTCCGGCAGACAGCGCTTTTCGTAGCTCGTTTAGGTCTTGACTCGAACCGACACCCCCGAAACTTCCGAGACCTTCGTAATCGCGCCAACTCACAAATGAATTTTCCATTTTAATCCTCTCCTGAAATCTATCTAGTTGACGCGGACGGTGCCGCTTTGTCGGGTCCAGTTAGTAACGTCAGCGAGCAGTGACTTTGAAATCTGCCCGGAGGTCTCCAGCATCGCCACAGCCTCGGTGATCGGCTGTCCGCTTGGCGTATTGATCTTTCCGCTCATTGCCATCTGCTCAAGCGCCGTGAAAACCTCGGCCTTGCTCAGACGATCGCCCTGATCGACTTCGCCGCCCAGCATCGACTTGTTGAGCACCTGCGATTGACGGGTGACACCCTGCCGGGGCAGCGGCATATTCTCGACGGTTTCGAGACGCTCAGCCAGCGACTTGATTAGCGACTCTTGGCTCTGTGCAAGCTGGGCCATGCCGCGCAGGCTCTTAGCAAGCTGCACGTTAAACGTCGACGCGCGATCCTGGTAGCCGTCGAGGCTCTTTCTCAGTGTCGACTGCACTTGATCCAAAGCCGCAGCAGTCAGTTGACTGTGACGCTCTAGGAAGTCCGAAACCTCGTAACCCTTTTGAAGATCTTCATCGTCGGCGAATTGATCCTGAAATGACGGCTCCGAATCGTCGTAGTACTCGGACTTAGAGAGATCCTCCTCGTCGAAATCTTCGGCGTCGGTTAGGTCGTGAAGCTCACGCATTTCCGATTTCGATAACGTGCCTTCGGCCAAACGTTGACCCAGCTCAGCACGGCGATCCGCGGGGGCTTCGATGGTAGAACCTTGGGCGATAGCTTCGAGAACTTCGAGACTTTTGATCAACGCGTCCGCATCGATCTGATCTGCAGACTTCTTGCAGCTCATCTCCATGTCTTCTTCGTCTTCGTCTTCTTCTTCGTCTTCGTCATCCTCGGAGACTGCCGCTTTCGACATTCCGATCTTACCGTCCTTGCGAGAACGCATTTTAGCGTCTTCGTCTTCGGACATCCCGCCGCCAGTGCTTCCGCCCGACACGCCGACTTGGCCGGCTTTGCGGGATCGAGCACTGTCGTCGTTTTGGCTAAGCGCACTAGCCTCGCCGGGTTGGCTGGAGCTTTCCTCGTGACCAGGCTCAGAGGTCATCGCAGCGCCAGTTTTCGCCTGGCCTCCGTCTCGACCGGGCTCCGAGGTCATCGCAGCACCAGTTTTCGCCGCTTTGCTCACCATGCCTTTGTCTCCACGAGCCTTTTCGTCGTCGTCGTCGTCGATCGGTTTTCCGCCAGCCCACGACGTAAAACCGCCCTCAGCTCCGGAATCGCCAGATCTGGACTCGGGCAACGCACCAGCCCCGCCTTTGATCATCTGCTCGGCCATCCGAACCGCTTGATCGTCCGCACTCAGTTGATTTGCCATTATTCGCCTCCTAGAGTCGCAAATTGGCGATCTGCGACGTATGCCAAGATCCGATCAGCGTCAGATCTGGTCATGTCCGGGTAACGCTCGGTTAGAAACAGAAACGCTTCCGACTTGGTGAGTTTCTTCTTTCTCTTTTTCTTTTTAGGTACATTTTCGAGGGATTCGGCCCGCAGCGGGAATCCCTCTCCGTGGGCCGCGGGGGGCGTGTTAATCGCCTGCCCGGCCATCATCGCCCGGTGCAAGGTGTTTTGCTTCCACGCGAGAAATTGCTCGAAGTCGTCGCCCTCTTGGGCCAGGGCAATCATCGACTTGGCCAGGACTTCTAAGCAGGTGTCGGTGTTAACGGGGCAGTTGGTGATCGCGACATTGCGCACCTTTGCGGTCACGATAGTAGATCCATCGTCTCCAGATCTACGCCCTACCGCACCCTCGATCGAAAACCCTAGCCGCCGCCCGGTCTTCTGCAGAGCGTTGGCCAGCTTCCAGATCTCATCGGCCCGCGGGTAATCCTTCAAAAGATAGCCCTCGACGTAATGCGCGGGCCGCCCCTTGTGCATTATCTTCTGGACCTTTTCGGGATAGCCGACGATCCCAGTCGTTTCTTTCGAGTGATTGTCATTAAAAAAACCCGATTTAAGGAACTCGCTGAGATCTAAGCCGTTTT